CAAACTCCGCGCCCAGTTCGCGGACTGGAAGGCGCCCTTCACTGTGTCGGGGAGCCGGCCGATCTGCTGGCGGAGCTGCTCAAGCTGCTTGCCCGGGCCGGCGTCCGGCGCCGCGGTTTTGGCTTGAGCGATGAGTGCCGCCAGCTCGGCTTCCAGCCTGGCGATCGCGGCGCGGCGCTCGACGATGCGCGGGTCGTCGTCCGGGTTCGCGATCTGCCCGGCGAGGCGGCCGGCCCGTTGGTCCTCGCGGTACATCTTCATCACCTCGTCGCGCAAGCCGAACGGCCAGGCCAGGGCGCCGACGATCTGGGCGCCGATGCCGGCCACAGTCTCCTTGCCCGGCGCATGCGTGATGAGCGTGTTCTGGAATTCGATCCACTTGCGGGTGAGGAACGTGAGGAGCTTCTCCCATTCCAGACGAATCGCCATGCCGGCGATCTTGAAGGCCAGTGTCAGGTCGCCCTTCATCACGGCGGCGACGATGCCGCCCCACGCCTCCTTGGCCGTCTTCCACAGGTCGGCGAACCCGTCTTTGAGCTCGCCGATCGCCTCCTGGCCCTGCTCAGTCTGCGACCAGACGTAACCAAGCCCCACGGCCGCGGCCACGACGGCGCCGATGCCGAGCGCCAGCAGCACGAGCTCGGGGTTTGTCGCCTTGAAAAGCCAGTAGGCGGCGTTGACCGCCATGATGGCGAGCGAGATCATGGCCGCAGCGCCCTGAGCCGCGAAGCCCAGGCCGATAAATGCCGCCCCGGCGATCACGAGCCCGAGGCCGAGGCCGGCGACGATCTGGATGACTTCCTTGTTCTCCTTGGCAAAGTCGCCGAAGCCCTTCACGATCGGCCCGATGGCGTCGGCTACCTGGGCAAGCGACGGCGCCACGGCGTTGCCCACCTGCCCGAGCACGCCGAAGAACGCCGTCTTGACCCGCCCCCAGGCGTTGTCGAGCTCGTGGGCGTTGTCGACCATCTCCCTCGACCACTCGCCGCCCAGCCGCTTCGCCTCGTCCATCTTCGCCAGGATTCCGGCGGCCCCGCCGTCGAACAGCTTGGCGAGCTCGCGGCCGCCGCGGCCGCCGATCGCCTGCATCAGCGCGGAGCGATCGCCTGCGTCAGAGACCTTGGAGAGCGCGTCGGCGATCGCCAGGAAGCGCTGCTCCGGGTTCATGGCCTGGAGCTCGTCGATGCTCAGGCCGATCATCTCCAGCGTCTTGCGGGCCTCGGAGCCGGCGTCGCTCGCCTCGAAGAGGTTCTTGCTCATCTTCTTGATGAACGCGTCGGCCTCTTCGAGCGAGGTGCCGGACTGCTGGGCGGCGTGCGCGAGCTTGGAGAGGAATTCGACCGACATCCCGGTCTTGGCGCTCATTTTTTCGAGCGTCTCGCCGAAGCTCGTGAAGTGAGTCACGGCCCCGGCCAGGGGCGCGAGCACCGCGGCCCCGGCGCCAATCGTGACGGCGCCCGCGGAGCGCATGAACGAGCCGAAGGCGAGCACCTTCGCCCGCATCGCCTCCAGGGAAGCGCGCAGCCGGGCGTCCTTGGCAAACAGCTCGACGAACGCCCCGCCGGCCCGGACGGCCCCCGCCCCGCCGCTGCCGCCGAGCGCGGCGCGCACCCCGATCCACTGGCGCAGGCCCTTGGGCCGCGCGAAGAGGTCGGGCGTGAAGACGTTCGGGGTGTCGAGGGCGTCGTGCACCGGCTACTCGCCTCCCCAAGCGCGGTCCAGGAGCTTCCAGGCCAGGTCGTTCTCGCGGTCGAGCTCTTCGGGCGTCTTGGGCGGCTCGGGGCGGAGCTCCGCGTAGGGGTTGAGCCGGTCCGGCTCGATCTGCTCCCCGGTCAGCTTCCGGGCCAGCCAGGCCATTTGCACGGCGGCGAGCTCGCCGAGGACGCGCTTGCGCTCCCGCGCCGCCCACCAGAGCTCGCGCAGACTCAGCGGGTTGGCGTCGAGCCCGGCGACGCCAGCGAGTCGCCAGCACTCGCGCTCGGCGTCGAGAGCTTCCGCTCCGCCTCGTTCGCTAGCCGGTCCATCGCCTCGATCGTCGCCCGGTCCATCGCCCCCATCAGGCCCGGAATCCGTTTGACGGCCGCCTCCGCAACCATCTGCCGGCGGGAGAAAAAACAGATGGACTCCAGGAAGGCCGTCGTCGCCCGCTCGATCGCCGGCCCGTCGAGCGCCGAGCCGAAGTTGTCGAGGTCGATGCTCTGCGCCCGCGCCTGCTCCTCGACGAGCGCCCAGAGGATGCCCTCGAAGGAGACCGGGTCGGCGAACATCATCTCGGCGAGCTTGCGCTCGTCGGCGATCGCCTCGCCGAGCGCGACGCCGGTCCGCTCGCGCACCTTGCGGAGCATCGAGGTCGTCAGCCGCAGATCCCACTCGCGCCCGGCGGCGTCCTTGAACCGGCTCATAATTGCCCCTTGAATTGCATGGCGAACTTCGGCCGCTCGGCTTCCTCCGCCGGCCGCATGAACGGCCGCGCCCGCACCATCATCGATCGCGGCCCGCGCCGCGTGCGGACAACCGACGGGCCGCCGTGCTCGAGCGCCTTCGGGGCTACGCCTGGGGCCAGGGCGTTGCGGAAGACTTCCGGCCCGACGACGACGGAATCGGCGTCCGCGTCGAAGGCGAAGTAGACGAGCTCCCGCAGCGGGCTGGCCGGCAGCTGCTTCGTCGCGCCGGTCTTGCGGTCTTTTTTTTGCCGCGTGAACCTCGGGCCGCGGTGGACGTTCGGCGGGCTGCCGGGGTCGCTGCGGCCGGCGCGGTATTTCAGCGACGACTTCGCCCGCCGGCGAACGAACGCGCCTTGCCGCGCCAGCGCCTTGCGGCGCATCTTGTCGACGCGCTCCATCACCTCGGCCGTATCGAAGAACGACCGCTTCATGGACTGGAAGTCGAACGCCACGCTACGCCGCGATGTCCGTGTAGGCCGGGGCGCCGGCCGACACGACCGCCTTCTTCAGCGGGTAGTCGGCGTCGGCGGGCGAGAGCTCGAAGTCCATGTAGAGCACGTTGCCGAGGCCCTGGTCCTCGTTCGGGTTGTTGACCTGGTAATAGCCGCGGTAGCCGCGCGAGCCGTTCTCGTCCTTGGCGCCGTTGAGGACGAGCAGGTCGAGCGACGTGTCGGAGTGGGCGGCTTCCCAGAAGGCGGCGTAGCCGGCGTCGGTGTTCGAGACCTTGATCTTGCCGGTGATCTTGGCGTCGGCCAGCGTCTTCGCCGTGACCTTGATGCGCGACTCGCGCGAGTCGGCCGGGGCGATGTCCCAGGAGAAGTTGGAGGACAGGTCGCTGATCGCTTTCACCTCGACCCAAACCGGTGCGAGGTAGCTGCTCGTGTTCCGGTAGAGTTTGGCCTTGATGCCCAGCTTGCTCACGGGGTCGCCTCCTCGCGGTACGCGATCTCGACTTCGCTCCAGAACAGGTTCTTCTCGCTCAGGGCGGCGACGTCATACGCCATCACGTCCGCCGTGTGCGGCCACAGCGTCCCGAGCAGGAAGTCAGCCCGCGGGTCGGCGAGCTCCCGGACCAGGTCGCGGACGAGCTTCGCCTGCTCGTCGAGCCAGGACTTCGTCGCCGCCCCCGGGTCCGGGAATTTGGCGATGACGATGAGGGCGACGCGGAACTCGTTCAGGTCTTCACCGCGGTTGCCCGGGCCAACCACCGAGTAGCCGGCGCCGAAAACGTAGACATTCGTGCCCCGCAGCGCATCGAGCTTCAGGGGCGTCAGGTACTCGCGGGAGGCCGTCGTGCCCGGCGGCTTGCCGGTCAGGGCGGCGATCTTCGCCGCCACGCCGTCGGCGACCTCGGCGATCTCTCGCAGCATGCGGCCCCCGTTACGGCGTTGCGTCGTAGAGGAAGCGCATCTTGAGCGTGGCGTCGTCGGCGTCGGCCTTGATCGCCTTGAAGCTCTCGACGTCGACCGCGCTCGCGAAGGGGTTCGGCAGCCCGCAGCCGGAGTACCACACGAGCGGCTTGTCGGCCGTGATCGTGAACTGGTCATCGGGGGTGCCGTCGTCGTTGGTGTGCAGCGCGATGTCCGCATCGCAGGAGATCCAGACGCCCAAGAGCGCCGACACGTCGATCTCCGCGGCGATGACGACGTTGCCGCTGCCCGGCACCGTCACGTCGAAATTCTGCTCGCCGTCGGCTTCGAGCTCGATGTTCACGGCGATCTGCTCGCTGGAGCGGTTCCAGCTTAGCGCGAAGACATGAGTGATGCCAACCGCGCACATGAGCGGGGCCAGCACGACCAGCAGCAGCAGGGCGAGTTCCATCGGGGGCTCCGGTGCGACGGCCGTCACGCGGCCGGCTCGATCTTCTTTCCATGAATCCGCCAGCGAATGCCGTAGCGGTCGCTGGCGCGGGCGTCGGGCTCTCCGCCCGGGGCGAGGATCTCGTAGGTGTCGCCGTCCCATTCGATCCGGTCGGTGCGGGCCGGTTCGATCAAGTCGCCGCCGATCTTCAGTTCCGAGGCCCGGATCAGGAAGTCGGCCTCCGCCCAGTCGAGCGTCGAGTGACCCCCGAGCGTCTGCCGGAAGGGCGTGGTACCGACGACGGCCGTCAGGTCGATCCGGTCGGCGCCGCGGATGTACGTCACCGCTTCGCCGGCGGCGTCTTCCTGGCGGCGGGCGTGCCGCTCGATCGCCTGCCGCATGCGGCTTGCCATCACCACTCCAGGAGAACGGGCGCCCGTTCTTGCGGGGGCGGGCTCAGCCGCGGCGACTCTCCCACTCGCCACGACCTCCCCCGCCCCGCGTTTGCTAGATGTCCTGCGTCAGCCGCAGCCCCAGCCGCGGCACGCTGTAGTTGCCCGGCGTGGCGTTGGCGCTCTTCTCCATCATCGCGAGCGCCTTGATCGGGCCGGCCGCGGCGTTGAGCTTGAACACCGAGTTCGGCAGCACGTTGACGCCGTTGATGTAAATCTGGATGTCGGAGAGGTTGCGGAAGTCCCACTGCACGAGGAACGGCGTGCCCAGGACGTAGTCGACGGTGCTGTCGGTCGCGTTGACCTCGGTCGTGCCGTCGTCGCTTTCCAGGTTGATGTTGAGGTCGTTGCCGTCCAGGTGGACGAAGATCGATTCGGTGATCGAGTCGGCGTCGGTCGCGTGCGTGTCGTTGGCGAAGCCGATCGAGACGTCGAGCACGCCGTTGTTTCCATTGGCCACGCCGACGATGAGCGCCTCGCCGATGCACTGCGCCAGGCCGGCGACCGAGACGCTGCGGTGGCTGAGCGCGTCGACCTTCTGGGCCTCGTTGGTGGCGTCGAGGATGAGGTTGGCGCCCTTGCCCGAGCCCATGACGTGCGGGAAGCCGGCGGTGCTGACCGGCTTCGACTGGAAGCCGTGCTCGAGCGCCACGGTGTACACCGGCTCGACGTTCAGGTCGACCAGGATGTCGGTCGCCGCGCTCGCCCCGTCCTCACAGCCCGCGCCGAGGAAGAAGTCGCGATCGCCGCCGTGCAGCAGGTGGGCCTTGTTGGCCGAGTGGTCCCAGAACAGCCGGGAGCCGATGAGCATCACCATCGTCAGCGTCTTCTGCACCCGGAACTTGCCGGAGACGTAGACGCCGACGTCGTCGCCGCTCTCGACGGCGACCGAGACCACGCCGGCGCGGCCGTCGGGCAGCTGGATCACGGCCCCGGCCGCGTAGTCGGCGTCGGCCGTCCAGGTCACCATCTCGCCGTCGGAGTCGAATTGGGCTTCGATCGTCATCGGAAATTCCTCTTCAGTGGTTCAGAAGCGCAAGCCGGCCGCGGCCGGGGTGGTTACTTGTCCTTGGCGGGCGGCTTGCCGCCCTCCTTGATCTGCTTTTCGAGCGTGGCGACCTTCTCGGCCAGGCCGTCGCGCTCGGCGGCCAGGGCCTCGATCTCGCTGCGGTGGTCCGCTTCGAGCTGCACCCGCTCGTCGTGGGCCCGCTTCAGCGCGGCGCGGGCCTGCTCCAGGTCGATCGCCCGCTGGCGGTCCTCCTGGCGCTTCTTGAGCTCCGCCGGCGTGGCGGGGGCGGGCGGCGCGGCGGCGTCGACGTACTCCGCCTCCTTCGCCTGGACCATCTCCCGGCCCTGCACGAAGGGCACGGAATGGATGCTGCCGGCCTTCTTGCCGGGCTTGTCCTTGAGCATGCGGATCGTCGACATGGGAGGTCTCGCTTCGGTTCGTTGGTCGTTGAGGCATGGGGCGCGTCCGTGCGCCCCGAGCACACCCAGTCAGTCAGGCCGCGGTTAGACCGCGCCCTTCATCTTCACGCCGGCCCGGTACTCCTGCTTTTTGCAGCCGAAGTCCATGTAGCCGCGCATCGCCAGGCCCAGGCGGTCGAACTCGAATTCCCCGGTCTCGACCGTGGGGGTGTCCTTGCCGAAGAGGAAGGCGATCTCGATCGCCGCCACGTCCATCGGGTCGGCGAGCAGGTACCAGGCGGTCGTCGAGCCGCCGAGCGACGAGTAGCCCAGGTAGATCGAATTGACGACGTCGAACATCCCGGCCCACGGGTTGTCGTCGGGGATGGCCGCGGCGTCGGCGCCCTGGCCGGTCACCTTCGAATTCACGGCGACGAGCGTCTGGGCCCGGGCCCGCAGCCCGCGCGGCACGAGCAGGATCCGCGGCTGCACGCCCAGGGGCGTGCCGTCGGGCTTGGTCTGGGCGGCAAAGATGGCGTCGGCGTTCTCCAGGCCGGCCAGCGACAGGACCGAGTCGACCGCGCCGTCGTCGTAGTTGCCGAGGCTCTTGTCGGTGGGGAAGAAGGTGGCGTCGTCGAGGTACTCGCCCCAGAAGACCTCGCACAGGGAGTCGTACGCGCCGCGGGCCATCTCGCTCGTGACGCCGATGAAGGCGCCCAGGTCGTCGTTGATGAAGTCGCGACGATCGATCCCCAGCATGATGCCGTACGTATCAACGCGGTTGGTGTAGCTGAGCTCCGAGAGCGAGCCGTGCGTGATCTCCCCGCCCGGCGCGATCTTGCGGAACTTGGCCCGCCCGTCGAGGCGGTACGTCGTCATTTCCTTGAAGTCCGTGGCGGTTTTGATCTTGGCGATCTGCCGCCACGACTGCTCGCCATAGAGGAAGCCGGCCGCCAGGAACTTGTTGGCGACGTTCGAGAGGATGCCGGGCACGCTGATCGTCGAGGGGCCGACGTCCGAGCGCGGGCCGGGGTACTGGTGACCGTTGCGG